GTATAAATTTCAATAGGTAAATTATGAGTGAAGTAAAAGTAAATAAAATTAGTCCAAGAACAAATTGTGGTACAACACAATTAGGGGATGCTGGAGATACAATCACTGTTACAGGTGATCTAAAATCAAATTCATTAAAATCAGCATCAGGTTCTACAATTACATTAGGACAATCAGGTGACACAATTCAATTAGGTTGTGGTGCAACACAGACAGGTTTTGGTCGTACAGGTACAGTCGATTGGGATACGACTGCGAAGACAGCAGGGTTTACTGCTGTAAGTGGAACAGGTTATTTTGTAAACACTACTTCTGGTGCTATTACTGTAACATTACCTGCAGGTTCTGCAGGAGATATAGTAGGTATTTCAGATTATGCATCAACTTTTCAAACTAATAATGTAACAATCACTCCAAACGGAACAGATAAAATTAATGGTGTAAATGATAATGCAACTCTTTCAACACAGGGTTTAGCAGTTTCATTAGTATATGTAGATGCTACAAGAGGTTGGAAGTCAGTAACAGGTTCTGATAATGATACAACAGGTGTTCTTCCAGCATTTGTTACAGCAACAGGAGGAACAGTAACTTGTTGTGGAGATTATAAAATTCATACATTTACAGGTCCAGGAACTTTCACAATTACTTGTGCAGGTAATGCAGCTGGTTCAAATTCAGTAGATTATTTAGTAGTAGCTGGTGGTGGCGGTGGTGGAGGAGGAGAAAATGTTGGATCAGTTAGTGGTGTTTCTGGCGGCGGAGCTGGTGCAGGAGGATACAGAGAATCTTCAGGAGCAGCATCTGGTTGTTATTCAGTTAGTCCATTAGGAGCTTGTGTTAGTGCTTTACCAGTGACAGTTCAAGGTTATCCAATTACAGTTGGTGGGGGTGGTTCTGGAGGACCTGGACCAGGTGGTAATGGTGGTAATGGAAGTCCATCTAGTGCTTTAAGTATTACATCTACTGGTGGTGGAGGTGGATCAGGTGGAAACAGTGGAGCTGGAAATGGTGGTTCAGGTGGTGGTGTAGGAGGTGCATGTTCACCTGGAACAGCTGGTTCAGGAAATACACCTCCAGTAAGTCCTCCACAAGGTCAACCTGGTGCAACTAATCCAAACAATTCTGCTCCTTACGGAGCATCTGGAGGTGGTGGAGCAACGGATGTAGGAACCCAGGGTTCTGGTGGAAGTGCTGGACCTGGTGGAGCAGGAGCAACATCTTCAATTAATTTAAGTTCAATAGGAAGAGCTGGTGGTGGCGGCGGTGGAGCAGGTTATAATGGAGGTGTTTCATTAGATCAAGGATTTGGTGGAGGTTATGGTGGCTATACACCACAATCTAATGGTATTGCTAACAGAGGTGGTGGTGGCAGTGGATCAAATAGTGATGCAGGAACAGGTGGTGCAGGCGGTAGCGGAATTGTAATTATTAGATATAAATATCAATAATATTTATGTGTTTACTAAAATTTAAAATTAATATATAAGGAGAAACATTATGGCACATTTTGCAAAACTAGGAGCAAACGGAAAAGTTATTCAAGTATTAACACTTGATAACAAAGATATGTTAAATGCTGATGGCGTTGAAGACGAAGCAGTAGGTCAACAATATTTAGAACAACACAATAATTGGCCTGCACAAATGTGGATTCAAACTTCATACAATACAGTAGGCGGACAACATAAAAACGGTGGAACTCCATTTAGAGGAAACTATGCAGGTATTGGTTATACTTGGGATGAAGATGATCAAATTTTCTGGCCTAAAAAACCATATGCAAGTTGGGTTAAGCATAATGCATCTGCATCTTGGAAATCTCCAATCGGTGATGCACCAGATTTAACTGCTGAACAGACTTCACAAAATGAAGCAGCTACTCATTCATGGGGTTACAACTGGAATGAAGAAACTCAAGCCTGGGATTTGACAAATAGTCTAGCATAATATATATCAGGTGGTGGTATGCAAAAGAAAGTACTAACAGAGCAGGCTTTATACTTCGGTGATATTGATATGCCGAAAGGTTTTGAGATAGACCGAGATAAATTATCAGGCGATATTTTACAATCAACATTTACAGATTCAGAGTTTCCATTTTCAAGAACTTGGGACATGTTAAATACATATATGCGTGAGCATATAAATTTAGAATATGGTTTTCAACTTGTGAATAAAAGAACTTGGGGTGATATGTACAAACCCAATCAACAGACAGAACCATTACTTAATATTTATCCAGTCGATTTAAGAAACTCACCAGATTACACATTACTTTATGGTGTAAAAACTAATAACTGTTTTGTTAGAATCTTCTATGATGACAATAGAAGAAAAGGAAGAAGTTGGGATGTAGAATTAAAAGATAATATGTTTATTATGTTTCCATCAACAAATATGTATTATCTAAACAACAGACAGAAAGATAGTTTGAATTTTGTTCAAACAATAACTTATGAATATATATAGAAATTTCTTAAATAAAGAAGATTTTAAAAAAATTGAATATATAATAATGAGTAATTCAATGCCTTGGTTTTTTTCTGATGGTGTAAATAAAAAAAACAATAAAGATTTTCAATTTACTTTTAAGTTTATTAATGAAGGAGGTGTAATTAATTGTTCTCCTGATATGATAAATCTTTTAAATCCTTTTAAATCTAAATTAAATATTAAAAAATTTGATAAAGTAAAAGCAAATCTTTTATTAAAAGATGATAAAATAAAAGAACATGGTATGCATATAGATAATGCTTTAAAAAAAGGAAAAACAGGTATTTTTTATTTAAACACTTGTAATGGATATACAAAATTTGAAGATGGTACAAAAATTAAAAGTGAAAAAAATAAATATGTAGAATTTGATTGTAATATTAAACACACTGGATCTAGTTGTACTGATAAAAAAAGAAGAATCGTTATAAATTTTAATTATGAATATATCTAATTATTATTGGTATTTTACTTCAGCAATACCACCAAAATTATGTGATGACATAATTAAATATGGTTTATCACAATCAGAAATAATGGCTAGAACAGGTGGTTATGGAGATAGAGAATTATCAAAAGAAGAAATTAAAGATATGAAACGTAAAAGAAATTCAGATTTAGTATGGCTCAATGATCCATGGATATATAAAGAATTACACCCATACATTCATCAAGCTAATAGAGCTGCAGGTTGGAATTTTGAATGGGATAGATCAGAGTCTTGTCAGTTTACAAAATATAAACTCAACCAATTTTATGACTGGCATTGCGACAGCTGGGACAAACCTTATGATAGAAAAAATCCTAATAATCCTGAACATGGAAAAATTAGAAAATTATCAATGACTTGTCAATTAACAGATGGGTCCGAATATGAAGGCGGTGAATTAGAATTTGATTTTAGAAATTATGATCCTCACATGAGAGAAGAATCTAAACATTTAAGACAAGCAAAAGAAATACTTCCTAAAGGATCTATTATTGTATTTCCATCATTTGTATGGCACCGTGTAAAACCTGTTACAAAAGGAGAGAGATATTCTTTGGTTATGTGGAACCTTGGATATCCGTTTAAATAATATGGCATTATCTAAAAAAGAACAATCAAGAAAATACTATTTAAAAAATAGAGAAAAATTAAAAGCTAAATCAAAAATTACATATCGAAAAAATAAAGATAAACATGTGACTTATAGAAGAAAAAGTGCTTATAAAATTAGATATGGAATTACATTAGAACAATATAATCAAATGTTTGAAAAACAAAAAGGTAAATGTGCTATTTGTAATAGACATCAAAAAGATCTTACTACAACTTTATGTGTTGACCATAATCATAAAACAAAACAAGTAAGAGGACTTTTGTGTGTGACTTGTAATACAGATGTTTCTGTAGTAGAAAATCGCCTTAAAGAAATGTTAAAATACTTAAACAAATATAGAAAGGATGTGAACTAGTGGTATGCAAATATTAGAATATTTTAAAACGCCGATATGGATTGAGGAAAAACCTGAATTTATAAAATCATTAAATAAAGCTTCGAATGAATATATCAAAGCTGCTAAAAAGAGAGAAAAAGATTATATTAAAAAACATGGTGACTTTGGAAGAAGTTATCATTCAACACCACTTACAATGGATAATAGATTTCTAGATTTTAGAAATTATGTTGGTCAAAAATCTTGGGAGTTTTTAGATTGGCAAGGTTTTGATATGCAAAAATATCAAACTATGTTTTCTGAATTATGGGTACAAGAGTTTGCTAAAAATGGTGGTGGTCATCATTCAGCTCACATTCATTGGAATCAACATGTATCAGGTTTTTATTTTTTAAAGTGTTCAGATAAAACATCTTATCCAGTTTTTCATGAACCAAGAACAGGTGCTCGTGCTACAAAATTAAAAATGAAACCTGGCAATGGTGTATTTCATGGAACTGAATTAGTACATTTTAAACCAAAGCCAGGCACACTTATAATCTTCCCTGGATATTTAGAGCATGAATATGCAGTAGATTTTGGTGTAGAACCATTTAGATTTATACATTGGAACATTCAAGCTGTACCGAAAGAGATGGCAAAAGATGTCCTTTAAGAAAAATAAATATACCGTTATCCGTC